ACGCAATCCCGCTTCTTTTTCTTGAATTCCAATACCTCTTTCCTTGATGTTATTCTCTATGTCTCGTTGTCTTTCTTCTTGATGCTTTTGCTCAAGCGTCAAAAACCCCATCAAGTCCGTGGTTGAAATACCCTCAACGCCATCTGGTTGCTTCTGTACCTTTGAGTACAAGTCCTTGATGTGGGACGGTGCTGTATCGGACAACTTATAGGTAATCTCCCCAGTAGCATCGTCTTCTGGGCCGTCCTGTTCGATGTACTTCTGGATTACACCATTGGCAATGTAAGCGGCCTTTTTCTTTTCTTCAGCCTTTTGCCTGTTGTAGTTTATGTTTGAACCTATTCCCTTGCCAAGTTCACCCATCGCCTTGATGGTGTTCTCAGCCATTGCCCCTGTATAAGGGAGAATATTAATAGGCTGAACTTGTTCGCCTTGGTATTTTTGAAACGGAGAAGCCATAGTTTATTTGAAGAAGTTGCCTTGACCCATACTGCCAACCATAGACATAGCACCAGTAATCATAGAGTTCTTCATTTGAGCATTAGCAACTGCGGCCTGTAGAGCCATATTTTGATTTGCTGAAGCAAGGTTAGCAGAATACTGAGACTCTGGTTGCAGGTATGTCGGGCCAAGATTCTGGTTGTATTGCATTGCCTGTCCTGCAAGTCCCATCGGTGAAAGAGCCGCCAGTCCGCTTTGTACAAGCGGAGAACCGTATTGAGCATAGGCATTACCTGCCATAGTAACATCGTTACCAAGGACTGTATTCGCAAAGGTGCGAGCCCTATCCTGCCGTTCTTGGCCTAACTTATAGCCAGTAAGAACTTCATTTGCTACGCCTCTATTGGTGTTTGTAAGACCTCTGGCAGAAGAAGCCGCTCTGGACATTTGCGTTGCCTGTGTCTGCATTTCTGGCGTAAGACCAGAACCATAACTAAGGTCAGACATAGCCTGTGTACGCATCATATTCTGCAGGTCTGCCCCACCTGCAAGGCTTGATTCATATGCGGTTCTAGAACCTTGTGCAATCGGAGCCAACGCATTGGCAAAGGTAGTGCCATACTGCGTCATCAGATTTGCACTGTCTCCCATAACATCCCGATAGAATGTCTTGAGATTGTCGGCCTGTCCCTTCATCTGCTCTCTTTGCAAGGCTTGCCATTGAGGGATAAGAGACCGCTCGTACTCCATCATTTGTGGGGCAAGCCTGTATTGTGCATCCATAGCACCTTTCATTTCCTTGTAGTAGTCTCTAGGAGGAGGTGTTTTTACTTTAGAACCCATTAGTCGATTTTGTTTAGAAGGTTAATATATTTGTTTGAAATTTCTTTTGACTCTTCGTCCCTAAGCCCCCACTTCTTCTGGTTCTCCCAGTTTGGGTAGCGTTTCTGAAAGTTTTTTACAAGTGTTTTTCTTGCACTGTCTGTAACTGCCACCAAGTCCATAATGCACAGTTCGTGTTTGTGTTCTTCATTTGGTGGCACTATTTCGTTAAACACAAACAGTGTGAACTTGTCCCCATTGTAAGGTCTTTTTAGTGGATAAGCAACACCTACACCTACAATTTCATTGTTTTCAAAAACTATAAACAGATAGTCAAAGGAGAACGCCCAAGTAAGGTACATCTTCAATTGACTTCCTTCAAAGCCAAAGGACTTGGTAGACCTATTGGCGTTTAGGAAATCAATGACTTGATTTTGAAACATCAAGCGGTCTTGAACTTGTAGATTCTAAGAACAGAATTAGCAATTGTAGTTGTAAATCCAGAAAACACTCCTGTAGAAGAAGTTGTAAACATCTTTGTGTTGGAATAAATAGATGTATCAAATACAACTCTTTCGTTTGTAAGAACAGTAGCAGAAGTCTCAACCCAAGTTACTTGTCTTTGTTGAAGGTCTACAGCGGCGTGACTAGCCGCACTAACATCCCTACGAACTATTTCAGTTGCCTTATATGTTCCTGTGTAAACTGTAGTAGAACTGTATCTAACACCGTATGAATAATTAATAGCAACAGTTTGTAGTGCTGGAGTATTGCATCCGTGATTAAAGTTAAGTTCAAAAACCCAAATTTCACCAGCGGGTTTAGTGAACAATAAAGACTGCCAAATTCCTGCATAATTACCTGCTGTAGTAGATACATAAGGTGGAATGGTTTCTTCCTGCACTTCTGTAAGCACATAGCCAACAATTCCGTTAACCTGTAGAGTGCCTGTAAAGTTGGCTACGCCATTGCTTGTGAATGCACCATCAGACTGTACAGTACCCTTGGCATAAAGAACACCATCAACCCTATGGTCTCCCTTGGAAACAGACAACGAGTTAGATACAACACCACCATTTGCATTAACAGAAGCCTTCTTGGTATAAGAGCAACTACCACTGTTTAGCGTAGTAGCAGTATTCAGCACATACACGAACTGGTCTGTAGTGACAGAGGCAATTCTGAAAGTCCCAGAGTATTCTGGTACGCTTGCTGAAACGAGAACAATAGCATTAGCACTAAGTCCGTGTGCAGTTGAGGAAACAGTAACATTTATACCGTCTGCAGAAGCAAAAGTCTTGCCTGTAACAATGACTGCATCGCTGGGATTCAACTGCAAGTCCTTACCTGTAGCAGGTGTAATTGCTGAAGTTTCAACCGTAGTTACTGTAGCAGTTCCAAGCGTAGCATTAAGAGAACTGTTCAGTATGTCAGACGCAGTAGCCTTCTTAAGTACACCGCCGTCATTAATTAAAAACTCATCAGTTGATTCAACCGTGTTTGCGGTCATTGCCGCTTGCTCGGACACAGCACCAACAAGAAGTACAGAAGCATCAACAAGATTGTTGAGGTTTGTAAAGTTAACTTGATTGTTAATGGCACTGTAAACAGTACCTTTTTGAATTTGAGGCATATTATTTTTTGCTTATATTGGTTTTAAGAAGGCTGATTGCGTGGACAAACGCTGTTTTTATCGATGGTCTTAGGTTAAGCGTTTCAAACTTAAGTTGAACCCCTGTTCCTATTTTTCGTATAGGAGTTCTTCTCATTACATCTTCACTGGTTGGCACACCTATGTTGTCTACGACTGTAGTAACATCTGGGTTAAGAACCTCTGTAGTTGTCTTAACTTGACCTCCTATATCTGCAGATATCTCAACCTCTGATGTGCTGAACCTCTTGTCACCGATGTTGTTAAATATATAGCGTCTTGTCTTTAGGATACCATTTATTGTATTCGGTGTAAACGCGGCAGTGCTTATTGTAGTAGGAAGAAAAAACGGCAAAACAGGAGTTCCTGTTGCAGGGCCATATTCATCCCAATCCAGTTCCTCCATAAGAAAAAAACCTTGGTCTCCATCTACAGCATAAAGTCTTCTCTTCTTGTCCTTTTTTCCAATCAAGAAAGAAGCCACATCAAATCCTGTAGGGTACACATCCACAGACTCCCAAGCCTTGAGGATGAAGTTGTACACAAGGATGGCGTTATTGTCTTCAGATGCATCTAGCGGAACGGCTAGGTAATATCTGTTGTTCCAGTATACGGCTACTGACCTATAAACCTTCTCCTTGTTTATGCGACTTATGACATCGTCAATAGGAGATGACAGTGGGTCTGCAATCGTAAGAAGTCTTACTGCGTCATTAGAACCAACAGATTGAGGGTTCAAAAAGTACACGCCATTATCAGACAAAAACACTACTCCTCCGTTGGCTTGAACTACGCTACGCTTTGCAGAACACCCTATGTCTGTCACGAGCGTCTTTATAAAAGATGAAGTACCAAGCGGGTCACTGTCCACATAACGACCTAATCCTATGTTTACATAGAATACGCTGTTCCGCATAAAAACCAAGAACTCATTCAAAGTCCAAGGCGATACCGATACAACCTCATCATTGCCACCCTCGTTAAAACTGAAAGCATCTTGTGCATCCCAATTTAAATAGTCTAAGTAATTGCTTACGGATACCGTATCCCTGTTTCTAATTACAGGGTCGTTATGATTTCTTCCAATTGCAATAAGTCTATTTGCGTAATACAACAAACCTATGCAGTTCGGGAACTGATGTCCTGCTGTGGGACTTAAAGGAAGTGGAGTTATAGTACCAAGCATATCCCACACAAGAGGACGCTTTAAAAAACCTCTAGTAATGAAGACTTTGTCCACGGAGTGAACAACATCACAACCATCTGAGGTTGTAATTGTCTCTCCTACAGGGAAGTTGATTTTTACCGATATAAGTTCTGACTGTGGATTATATGTATACAGTCCGTCAGTAACAACAATGACGAATATTTCCTGTCCGTTGCTGTCTAGGTAACAACCACTGCCGTAGACTGTTTGCCCAACAAGAGCAAAGGAAGTCTTACGCTGTAAGCCCTTTCTTACGGTAGCAACACCTCTATCCATTCTGAAGTTCTGAGACTGGGTGACAGTACCCGCTTGCAATGCGGAAGGGTTGTCACGGCTATTAAGCCCGACAAACCCTATGTCTCCGTCTCTTAGAACTTCATTAGGCATTACTGCGTGAAGATAGAGCCGTACACGGCTTTAATCTTTTCAGACCAGCGTGTACCGACATAAACGCCAGCAAGGAAAGTAACCAAGGCAAGAACGATAGAAAGAAGAACGATAAACATATTAGTTTTGAATGGTAAAATCTGACAATGTGCTGTTCACAATAACATACAACTGTGTTGTTGAACTATTATTTGCTGATGTATAAAGAGCAGGAAATCCCCAACTTGCAGTAGTTCCATCCCAGATTCCAGCAAATGAACCTGTGCCAGCAAGAATCCCAGCATTAGAAATGCCACAAGCAGTTCTATCTGAATCGCTTCCTGTACTCCAAGTGTACTGAACCATTGAAGCAAGGGCATTGGCAAGAGCCTTGTCCTTTGTAATCATCGGATTAGACGCAGAAGCCATTGAAGCGTTCTGAATAGCCGACAGTTGGTCAGAAGTAATCTCATCACCAACTTCCAGCACATTGGCTGGAATCATCACACCAACAGAAACATTAATACTCATTAGACAGAGCCAATTGTGATGTTGATGGCAGGAGTGCCAGAATTAGCAACAGCCCAAAGACCACCATTATAGTTGTCGAGTGAGAACTGAGACTGCGGAGGAAGCACAACGCCAACCGTGTCGGTTGCATTGCCCATCAACTGAACGGTTTCCGTTGTGGAGGTGTTCTGAACAAGAAGAACAATACGCCTCGTTGTAATGTTTGCAGGAGGGGTAAGAACTTGTGCCTTGGTTGTACTAGTAGCAACCTGCGTGGTGCTAAACCTACGCAGTGCTGGACTAGAGAATGTAGTGAATGATGAGGACATTAGGTGTATGGGTTTATAAATCTAATCTTTGATATTTGGTTTTGCTGTCTTGCGACCTTATCTGCTTCTGCGGTCAACATACTGGAAGCCTTTGAATCCAAACCAGCGGCCTCTTGCAGTTGTCCTTCTGAAACCAACCAATTAGCGGCGGCTCCCCAAGAACAGTAATGACCAAATATATAAGGTATCTCTATTTTCTGCCACTCTAGAGGATGAGTTGATGGGTTGTAGTTGGCAGGGACTGTCGAACCTACAGCAATATAGAAATTGCCACGATGGGGCTTTCCAGAAACTGGCACATATGTACCAGTTGTTGAGCCTGTGTCAAAATATACTTGAGCCCCTTGAGAGTATACAACCGTAGGGCTGTACAAATCTCCTGTAAGGATAGGACACTTGATTCGATAATGAAACCATCCATCTGTAAGTATACGATTTTGAACAATGACTTTGGCTGTAGTTCCATTGTCATACAGTTCGTAGCCAAGGTCTGTAACCCTTGTGCTGGCTTGTGGATTCTTGTTGAAAACGCCAAGGACTTCCCCAGCGTCTGAAGGTAAAGTGAACGAAACAACATTGTTTGCATCAATGCTGGTCGTGAATTGTGCTAGTCTGAGTAGGTCGGGCCATTCGTCTTGCTCCCAAGCCTCACGCAGTCTGGCTGTGATAAAATCACGGAACTGAGCAAATGTCTCGTCCGTAATGTTATGTCTGTCGTTGCCGCTATATTGTAGGGCTTCAAACAGTATTTGTGAAAAGTCGGTAGTACGCATTATACTTGGTAACCATCCGCTGTGAAAACTGTTCCTTGAACAACTGTCTTTTTGCAATAATTGCGAACAGCGAGTTCGGGATTGTCACGCAGGAATTCCTTAAAGAACTGCTTATCCTTCCAGCATTCATACCCTAATCTCTGTCCCCAATAGTGATAGGCATCGGCAGGGATTTCAGCAATCTTCCTACCTAACCCTTGAACATCGTGAGCCTCGTGAGTATGCCCAAAATGGGCAATCTGCTTGGCTTCCGCTCTGGCAACTGACTCACGCATTCGCCAGCCGTTGATGAGTTCCCTTTCCATCTCCTTGTGAAGATGGGCGGGAATAATCTCTACCAACGACTGGACGAATGCATCAGCCATTACGCTTTAGGTCGTGAAGTCGAACTTCGCAAGACCAAGAGGATTCTTGACGATGCAAGTAGCGATAGCCTCAACCATTCTGGCAGGGCCACCACCGTTGTCCGTCAGTTCCTTGACTTGGGCGATATTGCCACCGTAGCCGACACCCACCAAGTCAAAGTTCAGCAGGTAACCGCAGAAGTTATTCTTGAGGAAGAGGGATGTGTGGATGCGAATAGAACCGAAATCACCTTCAAAGACATCGATGCTGGACTTGTACACGCTCTTTTCCGAATCTCTGTTGAGGGTACGGATAACCGAGGCGGTATTCGTGTTGGCATTCTGTCTGGTTGTGTAGGTAAGAGCAGTGAAGGCTTGCTTCAACTTGTAGCCACCAAGGAGGTCAAACTCCTGCGGACGGCCCTGCTGTTCAAAGACGGAAGCCAGAATGTTCTGGACAACAGCCTCATCAAGAGCGGCAGTACCGACAGTAGAGATGGACGAGGTAGGGGTACGGAACGCCGTAGGAACAGGAAGATAAGCATCACCTGTGAAGTCGTTCTTAATCCACGAGTCCAGACCACGAGTAGCATAACCCTGTGAAGCACCGTCATCGGCCTTCGGGAGGTTAGCAGAGCAGAGGGTCTTTTCCATCTTACGCTTCAGCGTTTCAGTAGCCTTAGCGACATTGTTTGACAGTTCCGAGCGAACGCCAGCAACCACAGCGATGTCAGTTGTCAGAGGAGACACACGAGTGCTTTCTCTGAAAATCTGGATGTGGTTCGACATTTCAAAGCGGTACTGGGTAGCACCATCCTTGACATAGTTCTTAATCTGAGCCCCATTCGGGTCAACATCTGTACCGTCAACGATGCCAGCCTGTTCGGCAGACACAGAAGGGAGGGAATCAACCTGCCAGCGGAACAGCGTATTTCCGGGTTTTGCAACCTTCGGAGCCATTGATGTGAACGGAGTGGACTTAGCATCCACGAGTGAGATGGTATCAGCGAGGGCTTCCCGCTTACCAGAGACGATATTTCTTTCTGTTAGACTTGCCATAGTAGTATATATTTAGTCGAGGAACTTCTCCATAACTTTAGCAAGGTCATCAGTTCTTCCCGATTGGGCAAACTTGGCATATGCGTTCTGACTGCGGATGTCCTCTTTTTTGACAGTCGGTGCTATGCCACTGGAACGAGGTTGAACAGGTGCTTTGACGACAGGCTTTTGACCTTTCACTGCCGCTTCTCGGGCTTTTACGCCTCTGATGTAATCACCAATAACCATCTTGTAGTCTGGGAACTTCTTGATGTGCGGGAAAGTCTGCAGGAACTGGTCAGCAATCTGACGCTCCTTTGCAGTCTTATCCTTCCACCACGGATATTCCTTAACAGCAACTTGGTCGATTTGGTCTCTCGCTTGGATGTACTGGTAACGCTTGGGTAGCCCTTCTTCAAGAGCCCTCATAGCGTTTACCTTAATCTGCCTTATCTTGGCAGGGTCATAATACATTTCCTCGCCCTTGTCGTTTGTTTCCGTATATCCATCAGCGTGTTCCTCTGCCCAATTGCGAACCGACCTTGCTTGGGCAATCTCTGCCTCAATTTCAGCAATCGTATTCAAGTTGGAAAAAGGTTCGTCTGCGAATTCTGGCTCTCTGCGACTAGTCGTAGTGGTCTTCAGTGACTCGACTTCCTGCTTCAGTTTTTCGATTTCGGCTTCCGCCTCTTTTCGCTTTGCTGTCAGTTTGTCGATTCGCTTCTGTACACCACGAGAAACTTCCTCTTGCTCTTCCTCGGACTTTGAATGAACCTCATCGCCTTCAGTATCAGTTTCAGTGTTCGTTTCCGACTCACTGTCAGTCTGCTGGTCTTGGGGCTGATTACTATCGTCTTCGCCCTCTTCCGCCTGTTCCGTTGCAACTTCATCATCGAACAGGATTGAGTTTAACCTGCTGTTTATATCAGCAGATGTAGGATAGTTGCCTTCCTGCAGACTGTTTTCGCTGTTGTCAGCGTTGGATGCGTCTGCTTCTCCATTTTGTGGGTTTGTATTGTCCATTAGATAAGGTCTAAAGTGCCTTTGTTTTTATGCAGGGTTTTTACAGACTCCCAGAAACTGTTGTATTCACCTTTACATCTTTTTTACAGATGTCAAGTTGAAGTAAAATTATTCTGGAGTTAATCCAGCCCTAGTCCGTGCTGTTTTGCGTTCTTCAAGAAGAAGGGCTTTAAAGTTTGTTAAAGCGTCAGCCCTACCACACTGGTGTATACGATTTTCACCAACCATTTCTGGGGATATAGCCCTTTCAGTTTCTGCTTTTATGTTCAAGTCCAGCAAAAACACGATGTGTTCCCACATCCTATTGTGTTCATTAAAACCAAAAACACTATTATCGTAATCAGTATCCTTCATTGGTTTGTGGCTGTTGTTGTTCTTGTGCAATCTTGTCGGACACAGGTGTAACTCCGATACGGCCTATTTGTTTGTTCTGTTGTTGCATAACAGACATTTGGAGGTTCTTTACATAATTCTGCAACAGCATCACAAAGACTTGGTCTTGCTGTTGAGCCTGTTGAGCCTTTGGATTCTTAGACATAATCTGCTGGAGGTACTGCATCTTGGTTTCGGCTGTAGGGTCGTTTTCTACATAGGTAGCCTCGTTGCCAAGCATCATCATACCAAGTTCGTTTTGAACCTCCTTGTACATACGCTGGCTTGCTGTGGTTTGGTCAACAACAACAGACTTGGCTATGTCTGAAGACACGGCTTCAACTGACAGCCTAACCATTGCATTTCTGTCAATGACACCACCAGTATCCTGCGGAAGGATGTACTGGTTGATGGCTTGGAGTTTTTCAAGGACTAGGTCGCTGTAAAGATTTCTGACATCAAACTTCACCTCAAAGTCATACTGACTATTTATGTCTTCTATGTTCTTTGGGATTGGCAAACCACAGATTCTTTCCACTTCAACGCTGTCCATATACTGAAGGGTAAGTTGTAGCATTTGCGTGTATATCTCGCCCCAAGCGGTAAGCCAATTATCAACAGAGTTCTGCTGAAGCATCTGTGACAATGCAGGTGGCGTATCCTCTCTGGTAAGGCCAAAGTACCCAGCCGCATCTTTTTCAATCTGCGACACAACAAACTCAGCAATCTGTGGAGAACCTCTAGGCGGCTCCATCCACTTGAAGTCCGAGTTAACATCTGAAACAGGGAGTAGCATCGCTGGCCCAATTCGACCAGTGCCACCAACACGCCGCTTATACATTAGGGGTGGGACAGTTTCAAACGCAGTGCGGTCACGCATAGCATCTCTCTGTGCCTTTAGTTCGGCTTGGTCGGTTGACAGGATATCTGTGATTCCACGGCTCTCATAGATTGCCTTTCTGATGTACTCCCTGCGAAGCACTACGAATGGATACTTACCGTGTGCGTATCCAAGTTTACCGTGCTTCAAATGTGTCTGGTCACTGGCATTAGGAGAGAAGACCGTGTAGTAAACACAAGGCACTCCATTCTCGTTTATCTGCCTGTAATAGGCGTAACAAATCTCAATGAGGTTGTTTGTTCTGAGCCTGTAATCTTGGTTCAATCTGTTCGTAGGAACTATGTTCGGGTCTCTATACCAAGTGAACATACCCTTGGTCTTAATTGCTTCTTCAACGCCTTCCTCGTCCCATTCGTCCGTTCTAATCATAGCACGAACTTCCAGTTCGGTCATAAACACCTTTCTGAAAACGACACGAGCCTTCTGCAGTTCTATCGTTTCTGGCGGGAAAGTCAGTTCATCATACGGCTTAAGGGATGTTACTTGCGGGAGGCTTTTTAAAATAATTTCATTGTAAATAGTCGTGTACCCCTTTGCTCTCAAATCCTGCACAATTTGTCTGGCTTGCTTTTCCTCGTACTCTGGCTTGACCGAAAGGATTATAGACACAGCAACATCCTCCTTGTCCTTATCTATGACAAATTGGGCTATATTTGCCACTGGAGAGTCTGGATTGCCTTGAGCCATTTCCGCAGACATATTAACCAAGTCCGACAAAGTGAACTTTGTTTCAGCCATACCCATTTCCTGCTCCCAACCAATGTGAACGACTCCCCAGCCATATTGGTTCGTGTACTGAGCAAGAAGTTCTGCTTCCTTTCGCATCTCCTGCTTCATTCTGCCAGCCGTCACATACTCCAACAGGCTAGACATAGAACTAGCGTTCTTGGCATCATCTGGAGTTCTGCCAGAAACGCCAAGTTTTGAACCCTTCAAAGAGTTCATCCAAAGAGCAACCTGTTCGTTTATGACTCTATCGATAAGTCTAATTCTTGAGTCAGAAGCACCTTCAAACGGAAGAGCGGGGTCATCTTCGTCACGGTTTTCGGAAAATTTCTTTCCGTCAGAAGTCTGTCCGTTCCATCTGCAAAAACGAATATCGTCATTGTCGTTCAGTTCGGTTGTGTTAGCACCAAACAAATAAGAACGGCTAAGTTCATTTATGAGTTCTGGAACATTAGGCTTTTCTGACTCAATAAGAAGCGGGTCTTGAGTCTCCTTGAGTTCGTGGGAATATGATTCTGGATAATCCATTAGTAAGAGAAGGGTGTATTGTTTATGTTAATCTTATTGTCTATGAATTCTGGTTGCATTACAACCAAATACCTAAGGCAGTCAATTGGGTCTTTTGTTGCACCCTTGTCTCCGTCTGCCCCTGTCCATTCTTTAAGACAGTATATGAGGTTTTTGCAATTTTTAGTTACAAATAGTTTGGGTTGATTGATTGGGGATATGGGTTCTCCCATATTATAGGCCAACAGGTCATTAATCATAGAAACTCCCTGTTCTACTGCTATGCCAGCGGCTGGAGCAAAGTACATAGGCTCGTCTCCGCCATCCAGTAGTTCTATAACAGATGTACCACCATCCCTGCCTATTGCTTGGGTCGCTCCTGCACGAGGGTCAATATAGCGTTCCATAACCTCTTCCTCATCAGCCTCTTCTAGTTTCTTAATTAAAAGTTTGTAGTCATCAATACCCATACCAGCCCCATTTCGCTGTGCTATACCTTCTTTGCCATCTGGTTTTTCGCTAGGCAAAGCCCATTCGCCATATGATATGTCGGGCCACTCCCTGTAGACATAAAGATTGCCGTCATCGGCTTTTCTAGCCCATAGCATAAACCAATTTCTTGCTCCTGCAGGGTCTGTGACCATATAATTAGTCCCAGTTTCTGGAACTGATGACTCGTCTATGATGTGATTGTCTCCAAAACGAGGGAATTGGTTTCCAACAGTGTTGTCTGCCCATCCGTAGGCACGAATTTTCTTCTCGTACAGGTTTTTGCCGTCCAAAGTCTTAACCAGTTCGTCAAATGGGTTGTACGGATTGAGTTGTGAGTGAAACCAGATGACAGAGCCATTGTTTCGATGACACTCTGCGGTAAACGGCATATGTCCACGAGGAATTCCACCCACATATACATTGTTGGGGTCTAAAATGTCAGCCTTCATCCAACTTTTGAAGTTACAACCAGCGACAAACTCCTTAACAACCTGCGAATATCCAGCGATAGGGGTAAATGTAATCGCCAGTTTACCTCTGCGAGTGACGATACGGTAGCGTAGCGTCTCAACCCAGTCCATAGGCACAAGTTCATCGCACCATATAAGGTCGCACTCGCCACCTTCGATGACATCTCGCTTCTGTGCGTAGTTCATAAACACACACTGAGACCCATTTGGAAGAATGAACGACTCTTCGGAGAAGCCGTTTTTCTGCGAGTAGGCGATGTTGGTCACCTTGGTCTTCTTGCAGTTCTTAAGTTCTGGAGGCATATACTTCCAGACAACATTCTGTTGCATCTGGATGCTGGACTTCTGCGTTGTGTGCAAGCACCAGACCATTGCCTTGTCCTTATTTATAAGAGTTTGAATGACACGCTTTGCCATCCACTCGGTTTTGCCAGCACGATTACCTCCAAGCACCAGCAGTTCCTGTTTTTCCTTTATCAATCTGTCGGCTTCCTTCCAGTGGTCTGGTTCAAAGCCGTGACGATATGGGTCTAACTGTTCTGCAAGTATTTTATCTTCCCTAAGTTCAAGTATTTCTGCGGTCTTGTCCAAACCAAAACGCTCAACGAGCATTTTGACATCTGGCATCTTGATTACAGGATGCGGAGTCGGCTTGAACGAGGAAAGGTCGCTCACTTACTTTCTAAAGAAGTTTGCCCTCATCTCATCTGTTATTTCTGGGTAGTTCTCTGCATTGTCTGGGTGGAACATTGCAATCGTCTGCAAATCAGAATTTGCATAATTGAGGCCATCAAGGCTTGTCACTTCATTGGCTCTGTAGACTTCTCCTGTAAGTGGGTTTTCATAGTCAGACCTTGTTCTGTTCATTTCACCTATGGTCATAGGTATTATGTCAAAAGCACCACTTGCAACATTTTTGCCACCGCCCATCTTCTTGAACAGCCCCTTTATCTTTTCAAGACCAGCAGGAATCTTCCCAGCCATTTTGGGTATAAAACTTTTTTCTGGTGCAGGAAGTGGGCCTGTAGGAATCTTGGTTGTAGGAAGTTTTCCAGACTTTACATTTTCTGGAGTTACGGCAATCGTTTGACGCAAAGGTTCTCCCTGTTGGAAACCCTTAATCACAATTCTAGGAGTGGTGGCTGTTGCCGCCAAATTGCTTTGAGGATACAAATATCTGAACATCTGTTCTGCGGTCATCTTTGCGGCTGTGCTAGCCTCTTTGCCCTTAAGCACACCAAGTCCAGTTCCTTCTGGGCCTCCAATAGGCATTATGTTTGAAAGTCTTGTGTACGGAATAGCACCGCCCCTAGGCTGAGCCATAACTGCTTTCACATCTCTACCACCAGAAAGCATAAAGCCTTCCTTGCTGAATGGCTGTCTTGCAGACTTAGTTGCAGGGGTTCTTAAAGCCCTCATTGCCTCTTCTTCGGAGGCAATTGCTTTCTTAACCGCATTTAAATTCTTAACATAATTCTTAAGTGCAACACCACCATATGTTGCGGCAACCGTACCTCCAACCATTTCTGGAGCGTATCCTCTGTTCCAATAAGATGAAACAGTATCAAGTGGGCCTTTGGAAGTTTCATCAGCCTTCTTTGAACTAACTTTT